CCGTAGCTGTAGCCGGTGCCGTAGCCGTGGTTAATTGGCTTGTCTAAGTAGCTCATGATTGAGCAACCTCCGGCGCAGTGCTGATTGATTCAGCCGCATTGCCAGTTACCGGAATAATCTCAATCGCTTCAAGCCATACGGAATCAAGCTCACCGCAAATCTTGCTGTCGTCTTGCTTAATGCCGTATCGTGCGACACCTGACAGGCTAATTGATTCTTTTGCCCACCATTTATACATACGGCGTGCTTTAGTCAAAATCACTTCATTGCCTGCTTTTTGTTTCAACACGCCAAACCAAACGCCTGCTGAATAAGTTCGGATAATCACTTCTTTGCCGATGGCGAAATCATTAATGCCTTTTGCCTCTGTAACTGTTACAGGCGGCAATGGTTCTTCTTCGGCTTCTTCTTGCTTAGGTTTGCTTGCTACGTCTGCCATCAGGCTTGCCATCATCAAGAACAAGTCGGCTGGGTCTTTTAATTCAAATTTCTTTGCTTCCATTTTTGTATTTCCTTGTTTATCAAGTGTTTAAAAATTTACCGTCATAGGCTGTTATCTTTTAGGCCGCCTTTCGCCTGTAACCGTTTGTTCGATTTCCCCCATCTTTCGATGTCTTGCTATCGGCTTCTGCCTACCTGAAGGGCGGTTACTACGCTTTCAAATTTTTAAAGAACGATGTAAAACTCTTTATTGAAGCCGCCTCGCCTGAAGCGGCTTGGGTAAAGTTTCTTACTTAGACGCGCTCGATGAAATTCCATTTATCGGCTTTCATAGCGATTCGGCAGGCGTCTTGGTAGTTGCCTTCCACTTCTTCAAGCATCGGGCTGCCCACCCACTCTATCCATGTCCGTTTCTTTTTTCCCTTACCTTCTTGCATGATTCGGCCTACTGTGCTTTCTTGCTTGGTGTTCCAGTCGTTAAACTGCATGATGTTTGCTGAATGTTTCATTTTGATTCCCTTCGTGTCGGTGTTTTGCTTCGATGTGTGTATTATAGCAAAGCTAAATAGAATGTAAATAGCAATGCTAAGAAATTTTGCTATATTTTTGCTATATATTGATTTTAAAAAGAATTTATTTTTGCTATCTGAAAAACACTTCGGCGAACGCCTGCGAATTAGGAAGAACGGAAAAAGAAAACCGCCCAGATAGGCGGTAAATGTGAAGCAAATAACGGTATGACCCCTATCGAAAGGGGTAACCCCCATCAACAGGCGAAAAGAAAAGCCCGCACATGGCGGGCTGAGTAGGTAAAAAATATGAATAACCTAGCTTTTGAAAGAGTAAAGCAGGAGAGAACTGTATTATACCTGAATATTTGGATAAATGACGTGAGAAAATCTCAATTAAAATCCTTTATAATTCAATGCTTTCAATACTTCCTTTTTCATAAACGCCGTTTTTCATAATGGCATTTATGTACATTTCTTTAAATTGCCCTGATTGAGCGGCTGTCCATATTTTCTGCACATCTTCGGCGTATAAGTCGGTTGTGTCTATCTTGGCGATATATTCCGCGCCTGATTCGTCCAATAGGGTTAGTTTAAGCAAATATGGATAGGTACTGTCGATGACGGCAATTCTGAATTTGCCGTGCATGGTAGTGCTGGTGCGATCCGATTTATTTCGCTTGTTGGCTTCCTGTATATCCGCTTGCGTGTAAACGTTTCCGGCAAGCTGTATTTGGTCGGCGGTTGAAGCGTTTTTCAAGACGGAATCTTTCAGTGTTTCGGTATTTCGGTTAATTGATTCCGCAATATCTTTCACGGAATCGAACCCTTTTGAAGCTACTGATTCGATGGCTTTCATCATCTCCGTCTTGGAAGCTATTTCAGCCTCTGCTTCTTTTCTTTTTTGCAGTGACGCATAGGATTTATGCCCGAAATAGCAGGCGAAAATAAATCCGATTAGTATTGCTTGATACTCTGCCGGCATGGTTTTAAGCGCTTCTTCTACGAGAGTTATCGCCTTATCAGCCAAATCCGTGCTGATTTCTGTGCAACCCTCTTCAACTTTAAAAACTATCTCATATTTCTCTAGCTCGGCGTTCGTCAGGCGTTTTATATTCTCTTCGCCATGCAGGGCAAGGGCGGCTGTTCTGTAAAAGCCGCGTTGCATTTCGCACAAGCTGTCAGCAAACGAGGCAGGGAAGCCTCCATGATATTCTTTTCCCTTAATTTTAACCCATATCATGTTATTCATCATAGTTTCTCCGTAAGACGCACGAAAGGCCGCCTGTTTTCAGACGGCCTGAATTTTTAAACCATAACGCTCCACCAAAACACGCGCCCAATAACAGACAGGTCGTCTAGGCTCGCTTCTTCGTCCGGATATTCGGCTTGATTGTAGCTCCTGATTCTGACTTTGTTATCGGGCAATTTGTGCAAAATCTTGGTACGCAGCAAACCGCCGTGATTGATGGCATAGATTTGACCATCACGGATAGTCTTGCTGCCGGTATCAATACCCAATGTTGCACCGCTCGGAAATACCGGCTCCATGCTATCCCCGTCTGCCATTACGCAAACCACGTCTGCCGGATTGATACCATGCTTTCTGAGCGTGTTGCGCGAAAATCTCAGCTTGTAGCCGTTGTAGTCCTCTATATCGTCCGCAAAGCCATTGCCAGCTGATAGCTTGATTTCCTTGTACAGTGGGGCTTCGCAGTCATCAGGAAGCAACGGCGTGTCATTGTCCCATTCATCAATCTTACCAAGCGGCAGGGCGTTTGATTCAGGCTGTCTGATAGATTCTTTGCTATCAAGCCACCCACGCGGCAGGGATAGCACGTCCTCAATGTGAGCCGCCGCGCCATTGCCTATATTCCGATAACCGTTAAGCCACTGATTGACCTGTGCCGGTGCTTTTTCTATGGCTCGGGCAAACTCTGCCTGACTGCCATTAAACCGTTTTTCAATCAATTCCTTCACTTTATCAAGTCTGCTCATTTTCTTACTCCCAGCTAAATCAATTATTTATATTTTAAAGCAACGCTATATTTAACAATGCTACTATTTTTCTTGCTTTTTGAAAATAGCCTTGCTATACTGTTGCTACGTTGAATATAGCAAGGTTTAAATATGAACTTAATTGAATATTGCGCTATTCGCGGGAACCAATCTTACTTAGCAAAAAAGACTGGTATTTCACCAGCATTTATTAATCAGATTGCGCGAGGCGTTAGAAGTGTGCCGGTTCAGTCAGCGGCAGCGATTGAAAAGGCTACAAACGGGGCAGTAACACGGCAAGAGATGTTTCCAGACACTTGGAAAGAGATTTGGCCGGAACTGAAAAGGAAAACCCCACGCGGTAACGTGGGGCAGGGTTGAGGCACGAGGCCTGCAACAAAAGGAGTGAACATGATAGACCAAAAACAGACGCAGTGCAAGCAGATTGTTGATTACATCCGCGCAAACGGACACATCACATCACTGGAAGCATACGAGAAATTGAAGATTACGCAGTTATGCGCCCGAATATCTGACTTGGAAAGCAGGGGATTTGTTTTCAATAAGCCGCGATTCAAGGTTGGGAATTGCAAAAATCCAGTCGCGCATTATTCGATTGACAGGTCAGGAATTGAACTATGAATGAATTTATCCCAAACAGTTTTCAGATTGCAAACTCGGTTATCGATGAATACCTGTCGAAGATGAGCGGCAACGCGTGGAAATGCTACGGCTTGATTGTTCGGAAAACAAGAGGCTGGCAGAAAACGCATGACAGTCTTTCGATTTCTCAGATTCAAAAAGCGACCGGAATCAGGAAAGAAGAAACGGTCCAGAAAGCTATTAACGAGCTGGTCGAATTAGGGCTGATTGGCAAGCAAAGCAGAATCGGATTACCGAACGAATATTTTTTAATTTCAGACCCC